TAACAGAATGAATCTACAAAATGATATGTTATCGGGAGATTCTAAGTTTAGTATTTTAGGTCAAACTCCTGTACCTTCTACACCTTCTTCTATGAGAGGTATAGAGGGTATGAGTGTTGATATAACACCGATAAGTGGTACAGCATCCTTGACATCAGAAGGTTATATTTTTGCGGGTAAAGGATTACAAGGAGAAGAAACATCTTCTATAACAAGTCAAGAAGTATCGGTAGAAACATCCTTTGTAGTACCCGAAGATGTGTTAAGTAATAGGATAAAAGTAACTGCTTGTGTAAGCCATAGTGAGTTCTTATCAATTACAGATTATGCAGTATTTTATGTAAGTACAGAATGTGTAGAGACAGGACAAATCATTGACACTACTGTAAATGTAAGGAGAGGGCTAGACAAACAAACAATCACTTTAGTACCTACTACTCCACTAAAAGGTTTAGATACTATTGGTAATAATATTAAGATAACAATAACTAGAAAACCAAACACAGGAAATGATACAGCAAACGAAACATCTGTTGTTTTACACAACATAGATGTGAAAATGCAAAGAGCAGTTGCACATACACCTTCTTCCTCTGCTAGATTCTCTACTCTTTCTTAAGTGGTACATCTTCTAGGTTATCTCTTAGGGCTAGTATATCTTGCGCTCTTTGCCTACCGACACCCTTGACAGCCATAAGTGCTTTTTGTGTAGTCCTAAGCCTAAGTAGTTTAGGTATGCTACCAAACTCTTCTAGTAAATCTTTAGCCATAGTAGGTGTTACTCCTTTTACAGAAGATAAGATTTGGATTCTTGGGTCTAAATCGCTCTTTTTTATGGCTTTTTGTGTATCTGAATCGTGATTAGAGAAAGCCATTCCTAGTTGAGTGTGGTTTACTACTAACCATTCGACAAACTCATCCATAGTATTCAATTCCATATACTTAATTTTAGGGAATCTTTGATGAAATGTCATTTTGAATTGTGTATTTACTTTTTTCATACGAGACATTTCCGTAGCGATTTGTTTTGCTGATGGCCTTCCGGTGGCTACCCAAGGTTTTAACTTTGCACCATAGACTACCAATACGGGGTTGTCGTAGTTATCTTGTAAGTCTCTCAACTGAGAAACGATAGTCCTATTCCGGCCAATACCAAGAATAGAACGAAAGAGGTCATTAATTTCTTTAGCCTCAACACCCCAAGTACCCATAGCATAATCTGCACTCACCATTCTACATACTTTTACGTTATTTTCTCCCATACGCATTAACAACTTATTAATCACTTTGGGATTTTCTCTATCATCTACTAGTAACATCCTACCATCCTAATGTATGGTAAACCTCATCCTCTAATATAATGATGTGTGAATTACAATCACCACAGTACTTTTCTCTTGAAGTTTTTAGTGTCCAAGCGTTATGACATATAGTGCAGGCTTCCATTTCTTTTTCGGTTAAACTAATTAGGTTCATCATTTTTATACTCTCCTTGTACCGTCATCTCTCCAACAAGAACCTTTACATCCTACGTTAGCGGATAGCCAAGAACAAGACGGTGGTTGTTCGTGGTCTATAATAGAAAACAATTGCATCCTAGACATACTAGGTTTGAAATCTCTCCAATTTAATTTTTCGATAAAAGCAACTGCTTCATCAACTATCTTTCCTTTGTCTGCCGTACTCAATGTTTTTGGGTCGGCAAACAACCTAAGATTCTCGACTAGATGATACCCTAGAGCCAACCTAACAGAGTGTTTAGGGTTCTCATGTGTCATGGTCGAGGCTATACATGGGGGTATAGGTATTTGGCCGGAAGAAGTTATCTCACCATGAAATACATTACTATGTAGGTCTTTAGGTATAGGGTTATTAGAAATCCATTTGACTATATCAAACTCGCTATCAACAGCCCTACCTCTAAACGGGTCATATATATCATACTCCCTATTGGGTGTGGTAGGTATGTCGTAATTCAACGGGTCTTTAACAAAATCTAGTGTAGGTATATTTACAGCCCACTTACTTCTTTTTGTATTATATGTGTTGGGTATTCTTGTTAGTTTTTGTGGATGCCCTACGCCGTCTAAAGTAGCCAAATCACTAGCCACACTTCTTTCATACCTGTCTATATGTCTAGCAATACTTGTACCGATTACAGGCCGCTTAAACATCTGATGTATATGAAATCCTCTACCTGTAAACACAGTCCTTACATCACCGTCTAAACGAGATATGAGCGTAGCAACATCATTCTTTACATCATCCATAGAACCACCTTCTTCAATATCAAAATCCCACCACGCTCTATCCATAATGACGCTTTCAACGTCATATTTCCAAGGTCTAATCGGGTCTTTTCTTTGGAAGGCATACAAAGATGTGTAGCAAGACGCTTTACCGTTTACTTTATCTATGTAATCATCAAAAGTTTTACGAGAAAAGCATTGTGAACGGCGAAGCCCAATCTCTCTCGGAAATAGAAGCATAATAATCACTCTTCTTTTACCGCAAAAGTATAGGTAGCGCCACAGGAACAAGCCAATAGAGTCATCAATTCGGGCTTATGTCCTTCCTGCCCTGTTACTCTCCAAACTTCTTCCTCGCCTTCCCAAGCATCCATTTTACCGCACGATTGACATATAATTTCCGGTTTATTCATCTATATTCCACTCCTTAATGCCGTTCAATTCTGCCTCACAATCTAGTGAAAAATCACACCACATTGGACAGAAGTAATCATTCCAATTCATAGGCCATTGTTGGGATGTGAGAGACTCAATAGTGTCATATAATGATTCCTCAAATATTTTATACGACCTCTCTCTAAACGGCTCTAAAAGAGCAAAGCCCTTTTCTGCGCCTATCCACATAGTCTTACCTCTCTTATCACCCTCTAGTAATAATTTATCATCTGCGTCATATTCGTAATCGGGGCTAATGTATAAGAAGTGCGATACATCTTCGTAATCCAACTTTCTCAACAACCTAGTATAATACACTAATTCCTTTCTAGTCCTATTTAGTTTAGACATAGACATATTACCTGTCTTTAATTCTACCAATATTAGTTTACCTGTTTCGGGGTGTTTTAGTACACCATCTATAAGACCGACCCATACAATAGGTTGTCCATTCAATTCTTCGTAGACTTCATGCTTAACTTCTGCCTCTACAACCTCGAAGCCACCCATGTCGTGCGCTATCTGATGTAATAGAAGGTTTAATGAATCAACTCCATCATCGTCTGCTACACCTTCTTGTTCTGCCGCTTCCATCAGCACGTTTGCACCGTCTAATAAACCTCTCTCCATAACATTATGTATGGCAACACCACGAATCATTTCTTCTGTTGGTGGAACTCTAGGTATATCCGCTATGTATCTCCAATAGAATTGTCTAGGACACATCTTGTATGTCATAAATGACGACTTACTAATTCTTAGTGAGCCTTCATCAGCAGGGTTATATGAAGAAATCATAGTTTCACTCTTCTTCTACTTTAGCGTTATCCCAATCATCAATAGTCATTTGGTTTTTGTCAAACAAATCTTCACCACATGACGGACAAACATCTTCTAGTGGTATGTTAGGTAGTATAGGTCTGATAACTTCTTCGTTGCATGACGGACAAATTACTCTATCCATTTTACCCATGTCATCTAATAAATTATAGAGCATCATCTGTAATTTCATTACATCATTACCCATATACTGAATCACTTTTACCGTTTCTCGCATAAACATCTCTAAATCTTCATCTTTCATATTATTTTCACCCTTGTATTACCGTTATAAACTTTACACCCAACTCATATCTGCTAAACCATTCCTAGCATTTTCTATGGGTTGAGTACTCCACCCTGCCAAATCAAAGTATGGCTTTATTTTTTTTATGACAAATCTATCTACCATAACCTTAGTACCTATGGTTTCTATATCCTCGACATCTTTTGGATTATCAAATGCTATATACTTACCATTTTCATTTAAGGTAACTAAAAAGAATGAGCCTTTTCTATATCCTTTACCTAGATATTCGTTAGCCCACGCCGCACCTGCTGATGAGCCGGACAACACTTTGTATTGACTTATATCTCTTTCTAATTTACCCTTCATACATAGGTCTATTGGGTCTGTCTCTCCCTTGATTACCGAATCTACCATAGTAGACAGTCTATCAGTTACAGCAGACTCTTGTTCATTAGTTAATATTCCGGTAATAGTATCTAACATAGCAGCCTTCATTACAGGAGGCATTCTACTTTGTTTCATTTCAATACCTTTAACGTAAATGTTTGGTTCGTGATACTCACCATCAGTCCAAGTAACCATGCCTGTATATCTATTTTTAGCCACCATAATTATACGAGAACACCACTTCTCAAACTCGGTTACGATAGGGTGCATTCTCTCATTAATCAACCCTAACTTTTCTAACCCTTCTTCGGGTGTAGGTATGACACAAAATACAGAATCAGTATGTCCATAGATGACATCGAATCCTACATCTCTAGCATTCTCCATAAGTTGCCCTAGTGTCTCTCTCGATGTGTATGTGATAGCCGCCGCTATTTCGGGGTGATACATACCAAACTTAGCATCTCCTGCCACACCGTACATAGATGCAACCAAAGTCTTAGCGGCAAACTGCATACAATCCCACTTCTTCTTTTCATCACCTTCCGTCAGAAACATTTTCATCTTAAACTCATTTCTAAACTTAGTCATCAATTCCATTTGTCTTACAAGTAAACCTTTCTCACCCTGTCTAAACTTAGAGCCGTTGCCGCAGTCCACACCTTCGGGGTCTAAACTATCCCAACTGATATTATACTTAGCGGCATTAGAGTGGTACATAGCACGTATGTCTAGGATGCCTACGTTGTCGTACACTCCTGCTTCCACCTTGAGAATCTCAGCGCCTTCATAATCCACCTTAGCGAATTGAGGTTGAGTAGGTATTTTTCTATCGAAGTCTTTATCTCTTAAAACTAAGTTAGTAAACATCTTAGTTATGAATGGCGTACTCTTAATCTCACATTGTACTATGTGTTGTAAAGCAGTATAGTAATCTAACGCATTTACTGCATCGTCTAACTTAGGTAGTAGTCTTACGTCTTGTCTACAATAGTGTATGTATAAATCTCTATCTTCGTACCAAGATTCATCGTGTCCTTTCTCTAACTCTACTTTCTTTTCTCCTAATATTTCTTCCGCTACGTCGTTTAACTTGTAAGAAGGTAGTTTCCCATTCTTCATTTCCCATAGTTTAGAAACGGCAAGCATCAAGTCTATACAATTCCTACCCACTATTGGTTGTTCCCAATCACCATACTCATACCTTAATCGCCTAAGTGGTGATAGGGCGTAGGAAGGAAGGCCACACGCTCTAGTACGCTCTACTATCTGTTTTATGTCAGCGCCGACAACATACCATCCGGTAATAATATCGGGGTCGCAATTCTTTAATATTCTCATAAAGTGTATGAGCATAGAACGCTCATTAGGAAACGCCATAGCAGGAGTTTCGTATTTGTATTCACCTAATTCAGAATAAGGAACACCTTCGCCATCCTTCAAGCCCTGCCCCGCAAGCGTAGACTCTACAAACCACACATATTCTTTTCCGGTAAAATTATCATAGGCTACAATAACTCTCATGTGTCCTGTCGTTGGCGACCATTCACAATCTAAATACCATGTCCTATGTTTGTAGTTAGGTATAGGTTCATTACCATCATTTATGTAATCACAAAGAACTTTGTTAGTGTAGGGTACGTTAGCCTCCCATGTTGAACCCGCATAAGACAATTGCCTTACATCGTGTGGCGTAGCACAATAAACTTTAGTTAAAGATTCGCCATACAGACCTGTGTAACCCGCTTCTGTTCTAACTGCTTCTGCTACGTATGGTACATTCTCATCTTCCATGTAGCAGTAAGGCCAATAACCCGTAATAGTTTTCTCGTATCTTTTACCGTTTTTATCTCTAGCCCTTATGAGAACATTTCTTCCGTTTGTCTTTTCAACTATCATTCTGCATCATGCCTAAATATCTTAAGGTCATTACAATGTTCACACTCATATATTTCTGCGCTGTCTATATGTTCTACAAAGACCCAAGAGAAAGTTGCGCCGCATCTTTCGCATGAAGGCCATCGTTGTGTATAGTTAACCATATCAATTCACCTTTCTTGCGCCCCTACTACGGGTATCAATGTTGTGGCGACGAAGCCAATTGTTGATACACATTGGTGTAACACCACATTCAGTAGCGATAGTCTGCATATTTTTACCATGCTTTACATACTGTGCGCTTAACCACTCGTAGTCTTTATACAAAGGCTGTGTGTCTATTGGTATGATAGTAACAGTTACCTCATACCCATCAATCGTTCTTTTGTTTTTTCCTAATTCTAAATCTGTCATTTCTAAATCCATTTAATCACCCCAAGTTACTTGCTTGGAAAATAAAGTCGCCATCACCTAATGTAATTAGCATTCTGATACCCTGCCCTTCGGGTCTAAAGTCAAAGAAGTGTATGCTTGCTGTACCTGTTAACTCCTTAAAAACATATTCTAAACCACCCATATAGACTGCTTCAAAAACAGTCTGTGGTTGCGGGTCAATTTGAGAGATAGTTTTACCTTTAAGGTTCTTACCTACTTCGACACATAATCCTCTTTCATCAGAAGTTACCGTGTATAGGTTGTATCTTTGGTTGTTCATATTATCACACCTAAAGGCTTCATATAAAGTAGTGGTATCTATATTTACCCAAGAAGCAAAAGGCTTTCTTTTGCCCCCACTATTCAATTGATAAGTAATATCTTGTAGGTTTATCTTAGTAGCCAACCTTACGGATTTTGCTTCCCACTCATTAACATTAGAAGATGTATGAGGGAATGCTAAAGCCTTATCCGACGAAGTCATAGTGGTCTGTTTGTTAGATGATTTTAAGATAATTTTATCTTCGCCTATTTCTAATTTGATAACACCACCGTGATATTTCAAAGCCCCCAAGAAAGCCTCTATATCAGATATAGCAAAGTTTCCTGTGCCGGAACAAGGTATAGATAATAAAGTCAATGAAGATAGTCCATCTTTGACAAGAGAGCAGGCAGTAAGTCTACTACCTACTGCTCTCATCATTAAAGAATGAACCTGTGGTGTTACTTTACCGGAAACATTCTGTTTCCTTTGAGACAAAGTTAGTAACCACGTTAATGAGTTACTATCAACAGTAATCATATAATCACTCCATGAAAGGTAGACCGAACCACTCTACGTTACCATTAGATACTTTGAGTATATCGTGTTTACTACCAACCTTCTCTATGTTGCTACCTTTCATTTCTTCGATAGTAGCACGTACAACCCACTCACCATCGGCTAAGGTTCTATCACCTTCAACACCTGCTGCGGGGTCTGCTTTCTTCATGTATCGGTTTAGGAATACTTGTTGAGAAAACTTTCTCATAGTACCTTTCTCCCATTCCGGTCTGAAACCAACAGTCATCAGTACTTTCTTACCTGTACCGTCATCCATGTATTGTGATACTGCTTTTAAGTGAAAGGTAAAGTAAACCTTAGCAACATTAAGACTGTGTAAACGTGTCAAAACATTTCTATATAGACGGTTACGTTCTCTCCATTCTTTCTGATTGAAAGTACCATCTTCTGTCTCAATGACACCACGACTTAGTAGTGAGGCTCTCATAGCGTGTTCACACCATTTTAGGAATGTCGAACCACCATCAAAGATTACACCACCTACCGATTCGGGGTCATTCTTAACTTTCTCAGCAAGAATGTTAACGTACCACGAAGTCTTATCTAACAATGCTTTGTAGTCTACGTTGTTATCCTCATCGAAGATAGAGTCATCTGTTTCATCGTGTAGTGGTAACACTACTATATTATCAGCGTCGGGAAACACATGGTCTACCGTAGACTTAGCGGAGTTATCTATGTCAAAGATATAGATTGTCTTGCCTGCTTCTATTTCATTTCTCAAGCATGATAAAGCCAACCCTGTCTTAGCAGTATTCTCATGGCCTACAAAGGCAGCCCTGTGAGTAATAGCCGTAATAGTATTATTCTCAAAGAGATTCTTGTAGTAACTTTCATCGAACCTATTTACAGGCTCGGCGGTCTTTTGTTTAGTCGTAGGTTTTGCTTGTGTTCCCCATGCGCTCATATATATTCCTCTCATTACTAGGGTTATAAACTTTCAGTAAGTATCGCTGCATCAGTCATAAGAAGTAATGCCGCTACACTAACCGCAGATTCTAAACTGTTAATTGTTACTTGTGCGGGGTCAATAACTCCATCATCAAATGCGTTTCTAACATCAGTAGTTTTACCGCAAATATATTGACCGT